ACCTCTTCGTAAGCAGACGATGTGACGTCGCCGAGTTCGATGCGCTGCATCACCTGGTTGATCGGCATCCCCGGTTCCCGCATCCTGATGATGCCTCCGGGGCGCATGATGAGTTCCCTCTGGTCCGCGACGTGGTCGATGTTGACCGCGAACATCGAGTTGAGGATGAGCTTCCAGTTGTCGATGCGTGCGTTCACTTCGGTGTTCATCAACTCCACGAGGTGTTGGATGGGCTCGATCTCCCCGATGCCCCAGAACTCGTGCTCCTGGTAGTGATCGACGATGCGGATGAACGGGTACTCGCCGTGCTCGAACGGCGTCTCCTCGACCCTCACGACCTTGGATTGGTTCAGCATCGTGACGAGCTTGCGGCCGTAGTGGAACTCGTGGATCTCCACCACCATCTGCGAAGGGTCAGAAGGTGAATCGAACCCGAGCTTCGACATCCGCTTGCGGTGTGGTCTGTCGGGTGTGGTCGCGAACTGCTCGACGCTCGTCCCCTTGGGGAACTTGTACACCCCCTGCTTCACCATCTTCTTGACGTAGGGGATAGTCTTGAAGGTTCTGTGGATCAGGTACCTCGCATCCTCGATGGAGGTCGCTTCGGGAGAAGGCCAGAAGTTGTAGATGTCGACCGACTCTGCCGCGGGGCCGTCGTAGCGGGTCTCGGGTTCGAGTGTCGTCTCGTAGCCGGATGGAAGCTGACCAAGAGACTCTTCGCCGTACTCCATGACGTTGTTGCCGTCGGGATCGGTGAGCGGCATCCCCGTCTCCGGGTCGATGACCGGTTGCTGCGTGGGAACGGTGATGTCCTCGAACGTCTCGCGGCTTCGCTTGACCGGAAGTTCCAGGACGTTGTGGTACGTCTTCAAGATGCCCGTGCCATACTTGAGGGCTTGCTTGAAGCCCTTCACCAACTCCTCGTACAGCGTGCCTTCGTAGCATCCCGAGCCGGGAGCCTCGGCGGTCCAGTTGAGCAGGTCCTCCATCGCCTTCGCGCCGTCGGTGTCTTCACGTCCTACGGGGCGGACGGCGAAGCCGGGGAGCTGCGCGATCAGCTTCGGTAAGACGGTCTCGATGATGTAGAACGGGATCGGCATGTAGACCCGCGAGTGCCAGTCCCCGTCGTCTTGCGAGACCCATGAACGGTACGCGAGGTAGAAGCGGTCCCAGTCCTTCTCGTGCTGGTTACGGGCGCGTTCGGAAGCCTTGAGCGCCGAGAGGCACCACTTCTGCCACGAGTCGTGGTCGGAGTTGCTCAGGCCATCGGCATCGAGTGGATAGTCAGCTTGTGCCACGTCGCCTCTTTCCTATACCGATGGAGATCTTGCATGTCGCTATCGCTCGCGACTTGCTCCACTTCGGATTCTTCGCCATGACTTGCTTGACACACGATTCCATCTTCGCAAGGTCTTCGACCGACCGCTCGCCGCCGTAGGGCATAATCAGTCCTCACTCTCCTCGCGGTCTCGGTCGAAGTCGTAGTGCATCGAGAACCACCACACCAAGACGGCGGATGCGAGTGCTGCACCAATGACCAAACCGAAAACGAAGCCCACCTAGTCCTCCCACGTCTCCGACTTGGCGTTGAGGTAAATCTCGTTCATCTCTTTCGCCGAAGTCTTCACGGGTTCTCCCGTCTTGCGGTCGGTGTGGTAGTGCTCACCGCCCCTGGTGAACCCCGCCCCCAACCCCCGCGTCTTTTCATACATCCGGTCCTTGGCGTCATGACCGAACGTCTTCTCGATGGACTCGGCGTCGTAGAAGTTCTTATGGTCGCGTGTGACGAAGCCCTTCGTCGAGAACTGAAGGGACTTCAGCTTGCGGCGGTACTCTTCACTCACCGGCGTTCAGGCGCTCGATCAGCTCGGCCTTGGTGCCCGAGACGGGGAGGTCGTCGTCACGAAGGAGCTGCTTCAGTTCCTCGACGGTCATCTCGTCGTAGTCAAGCGTGACCGGCTTCGTCTCGTCTTCTGCTGCATCGACGAGTTCCTCTTGCGTGGCGGGTTGACCTCCGACCGTCGCGGTGATTCCGTCTGCGTCCTCGGTGAGGTAGACGGAGTCCCCATCGTTGAGGTTCACCTCGTACATCAGGTTCCCTGCACGCTGCACACGGAACAATCTCTCACTCATACCGTCCTCCCATCACTTGCGGTTTGAGGTGGCCCACCTTCACTTGCGGGTCCAGCCACAGTTCGAATCCTTCGGCTTTCGCACGTTCGCTGAACGTGACGTCTTCGGTCATCGAGGCTCCCGTCCTCGGGTTCAGTACCTCAGCATAGGGCCATAGTTGGTTCACCCCGAGCTTCAGGAGCACCTTGCGTTGGATCAGGCAGAACCCCGTGCCGGCCGCGCCGATCTCAGTGAGTCCTTCCGGGACGCTCACGGCCTTCATGTACGCCCCATCCACGAGGTCCATGTAGACCGGGAACGTCCCCAAGGGGTTACGGGAGATGTACAGACCTGACACGACGTCTTTGTCGTCTGCGACGAGCCTGTGGATATCGTCGGGCATCCATAAGATGTCGGTGTCGACGGATAGGAAGTAGTCGCATCTCGTGTCGAGGAACCGCTGAACGAGCCGATTCCTGGCTTGTGCGATGAGGGGACCGGAGAACTCGTCCGCGACCGTGGTGGTGACCTTCGGGTCCCGGAGTTGACGACCCAGCGCCTCCATGAACAGGTGCGGGATCATGTCGGGGTGGACGTAGCCCAGGAATACCGAGGGCTTCCTCACATCCTCGTGACGGTCTCTGCGCCGACCCATTCTGGCACCTCTCCGACCGGGTCGTGAGTATGCCAACGTGTCATCTCTAATGCTATAGAAAGCGCAATCACCCTGTCATCATGGCAGCCTTCCTGCGCCTCCGGGATGCCAAGGTCGTTGCGGACGAACGTGTGCATCTCTCGCACCGTGTCCGGTGAGTTGATCTGGACGGTTCCTTCGCGCAAGCTCGCGGCGAGGGCGTCGAGCATCGGCTGTCTCGACTGAGAGTCGGTCACCCAGCCCAGGAACTCGGTGGCCTTGCGCATCCGGGTGTTGAACCGGCGGTTGTAGTACAAGGACTGATAGCGCCAGTTCTCCCGTAGTTCCCTCAGGACCGTTTGGCCCGAGGCGTGGTTCCGCTCCACGGCCACTAATGCGGGTCGGCTTAGTGCGAACCGTGAAGCGGAAGCGTAGAAGTTGCCGAGAGCGAACAAGCCTTCAGCGAAGAGTTCGGGGACGATGCGGCCGTGGAACTGGGCCACCTGTCGCTCGCATCGCTCCCATCTTCCATCGACCAACTGACACGTCGCGATCACATCCGCACACGAGAAGTCTCGTCCGCCCGCTTCAGAGGTCACACTGTCCGCGTCGTGTTTGACGTTGACGAGCTTGCCGGCGGCGGTGTCTGCTCCGATGACGTAGTGACAATCGGGGCGGGGCATCTCCCAGATCTTCAGCCAACCCCGCTCCGAAGGCAGATAGGTGATGCGCTTGTGCCCGTCCAGACGGAGTTGCCCTTGGGTCATCGGAGGCTTCGCGTTGCGGCGGGCTTCGATCAAGGCGTCGTCGTCGAAGAACGCATGACCGGAGACCAGGAACGCTTCTTCAGCAGTGGCTGGGAACTCCTGACGGAACGTCCTCTCGGACCCGACGAAGTCGTCCCTGATCTTCCGGCGTCTCCAGGCTAACTGGTCGACCGAGAGCTTCATCAACTCGCCCTCGAACTCGATGCCCTTGTCCTGGGCCTCTCTCTCGAAGGGGTCGGAGGAGTTGAGCAGTTCCTCCCTCTCTAAAGGAGTGGCCTCGACCTGATACTCCTCGTGGATGAACCACGGCAGGAAGATGGCGACCCAGTCGGATTGTCCCGTCTCTGCCTGCACCCACAAACGATGGAAGAGGTTCCCCACGCCTTTGGCCGTCGATTCGACGTAGACCTCGCCGCCCGAGATCGGGACGGACTGCATGACTGCGGTCCATGTCTCCTCAGCGTGCTCCCACATCGCCTGCTCCGAAGCGTGGAGGTACTGAACGGTGTATCCACGTCCGGCCTCTGCGTCTCCTGCGGTTTCTACCGAGACCCGTGAGTCGGTCGTCCATGCCATCTCCCGGCTTCGACGACCAGAATGTTTGGGGGGGCGGAGTTCGAGAGGGGCCTCACGCTCGAAGCGTTCGTAGATACCGAAGATCTCTCCGGCGCGTTCGATCTTGTCCGCCAGCACCAAACCACGGCGGTGCCCCCACAGAGTGCAGCCTCGATAGATACGTCCAGCAACGTATGTACTCATCCCTTCCTGCCGGGCTTTGAGGATGAGGCACCTGACGCGCCCAGAGCGAGCGAGTTGGGCGTTGATCTTTCCCTCGACGATCGTCTGGGCGGCGTTCAGGTTCAGGGTGGTGAGGTCTCCTTGCTTCGTGGTGATCTTCAGCGCGAGCTTGGAGTACAGGTCCATGTCGCTGCGGAGTATCTCTAGATGTTCCTTCGTGAGGCCAGATGTGTTCTCCGGTGGTCCGACCTCAGCCACGCCGCAGGACCCACCATAGAAGGTAGAAGAACGAAAGCGACACGATGACAAGGACCACCTTCACCGCCAGGGGGAATGGGCCACACATGGGGACGAGTTCAACCACGGTATCCCAAGGCCCTCACGACCACCTCAGCGACGGGTCGCTTGATCTGCTCCGCCTGTAGTGTAAGACGTTTCTTCAACGAGGCAGGGATACGCACCGTCAGGACCTCCGTGGGTTCTCCCCACTTCAAGGGTCGACCCATCGGTCTAGGCATCTTCACCTCTTGCTCGACGGAGGAGAGCGCGGGCATGGTCGAAGTCGATCGTCCAAGCCGCGTCAGCGGGTACAGGAATCACGAGGTCGGCTAGGAACTCAGCCATCTCCGGGGCCAACGAGATGAGGCGGGCGTTAGCCTTCGCGTGCTCTTCCTCGTT